CTCTTATGAGCTTTAGAAAGAACTTTTTTATCAGCAACATTTATCATAAAATAAGGTGATAATCCGCGAATACTAAATCCTTGTACATGCTCAGTATCAAGAGGGTTAAAGCATATACATTTATATTTTTCAAACCCATTTTTCTTGAGCAATTTATTTATAAAATTTTGATATTTATACGTTTCTTTACTTAAAATTAACTCATCTGTTTTTTGAATAAATAAAGCACTATCGTAATCAGATTCTACAAATTTATTCATCATATCGATAATGCTATTTTTTTCAGGGTCAAAAATTTCTATCATTAATTTATTTTTATCAACTTCAGCACCGACGAAAGGGCATGCAGCCATTCCTCCATACTCCTCTCTCGGTGTTCTTAAAATTTTTATCCAATTCATCACTTTACTTTTGAAATTGGTATAAGGGCATTTACTCATAACTTAATCTATAGGTATCCCATGATATAACTTTTCTATCCAACACACTATGTAATCTCACAGGCACCACCTGCACAAGCTGCTTCTCCGATCAACTCTGTATTATCTTCTAACTCTACGATTTTTGTTAAATCTACATTTGTTAACGATTTCATCATTTCAGTATACTGTTCTTCAGTAATATCTTCAAATGGTGCTTGTGTATATGTACCACCATCATATGGTAATACAGATAATCCATTATAATGTTTTCTATTTTCCCACATCCATTCACCAGCTAGTTCCCAATCGTCTTGCTTGAGACTAATTGTTGCACTAACATTATGTGAATTTGAACCATTTCTATGTCCAGTTTTTACCCACTCATTAGCAACCTTTTTTACTCTTTCTAAAAGTGCAAATGGAGATTCAGTTCTTAATATTGAACCTTTTGGTGCTTTTTGAGGTATTTGAATAACCGCTGTATCATGAGGTCTGAAATATTCATCTTCTATCAATTCAGGATGATTTTCTTTCAAATACGGGTAGATAGATTCATTTTTACCAACTCGTATTCTTCTGATATAATAATCATTATGCCATGCATGAATACCTGATGATGTTCCTAATGTTAAAGAAGTTGTACCTGCAGGTTTAACTGTTGTACATCTAGCAGAAGAATTAATTTTAATAAGTTTTGCAACTCGAGAATTTTCTTGTTTAACAACTTTTGCAGCAGTTTCCATATCATAGCCTAATACAGTACCTGAACCTATCCCTGTCATCGATATACCAATTAGTGCATCTTTTTCAGTAGTTTCTCTCCAAACATCTCTTAAATAGTGAAAAGAAGTATAACCAGCTTGTAATGTACCAATAAATGCAGCCGCTTTAACTCTTGCTTCAAAATCATCTTGACCTTCAATATTAGAAACGTTTACTTCACATAAATTACAAAATTGAAAAGGTCGTAAAGCAATTTCACAGCAAGGATTAGTTCCCCAATCTTTATCATTATTAAAGTAAATACCGGGTTCACCAGCTCCTGATAGTTCTACACGTTTCCATAAATCCATAAAAAATGATTTAGTAATTTTATGTCTAACTAAAACTGCTGAATTGTTTGCTCTACCTCTCTGTGCATTTAATTCCCACCAGTTACCTGATTTACAAGATATCATTTCATCATCATCCGCATTAAATAACGATATAAGTGCAGCGCGCCTAATACCACCAGCGAGAACGGCATCAGCAATATGACAAACAATATCATGCGCTTCCAAAGTCGTGAGTTGTTCTCCATTTTCTTTCTCCCTTAACATTCCTTCCACTTTTAACAAACACTCTTTTAATGGTTGAGGTCCTGGAGCTTTACCTCCTGAGGTAATTAATCTAGCACCTTTCGGTCTAATATCAGAATAATCAAATTCTATTCTAGAACCACCACCGTTCATATATGATTTCATAAGAACTTTTACAGCATCAGCCCATCCTTCAATAGAATCACCAATTAGGAATCTACGCTTCCTTTTTGGATAAGGTTGTTGTATAGCAGGTAGTTGTTTTACATGATGTTTCTGAACTGAATATCCAACACCTGTACCACCTAATAATAAAAACATACACTCAGCAAATGAGTCAATATGATTTATTGGCATATATGCACAATTATAAATTCTATTAGGAGCTACTTCAATCGGCTTACCACCAAATTGCATTGATCTCATAGATGGAAGTACTTTTTTATCATATACAAATTTATACGCTTCTTTTATTTCTTCCTTCAAATTTGGATATTTTTTAGTGTGCATATCCTGATTTCTTGTTACTAATTCATCCCATGTTTCTCGTCTCTGCTTTTCAGGCAGATATTTTGCGTACTTCATATAGACAGTAATGTCTGATAGAATCTGATTTGATACTTCCATTTTTTTCTCCGTTATAAAATTTGTAGTGTTATTATAATTATCATTATATACATATATTACTGTAAATTTGCGAAAGGGTCTTTTTGTTTTTGTTCAGGACTTTCAACTTCTGTATATTTTTTTGCTAATCTTTTTCTCATCGCTTCTGCTCCACCATCAATTTCTTTTTGAGTAGTTTTTCCTTGAACAGAAGTCTCTTCATATATTTGAATCTGACCGTTAGACATATTCATTTTACTAGGAAATG